GAGTTCCAAGTGAACCTTGAGTTATGTAAAAAAGATTTTCGCAGCGACTACGAATCGGCTCAAATGGGTATGTCTGTATATGACAACTTACCTCCAACCTTCGCTGATTTCTTAGTTGCACACGTTGCAGGATTAGTTGCTGAAAAAACTGAAAACACTATCTGGAAAGGTGTTACTGCTAACGCAGGAGAGTTTGACGGATTAGTAACTAAAATGACTGCTGATGCTGATGTTATTGATGTAGTAGGAACTTCTGTTACTGCTGCTAACGTAATCACAGAGATGGGTAAAGCAGTAGATGCTATTCCTTCTGCATTATACGGAAAAGAAGACTTATACTTATATGTATCTCAAAACGTAGCTAGAGCCTATGTAAGAGCATTAGGTGGATTTGCTGCTGCAGGATTAGGTGCAAACGGTGTGAACGCTGAGGGAACTCAATGGTGGAACAACGGAGCATTATCTTTTGATGGTGTAAAAATCTTTGTTGCAAACGGATTAGCTGATAACTTTATGGTAGCTGCTGAGAAATCTAACTTATTCTTTGGTACTGGTTTATTATCTGACCACAACGAAGTAAAAGTATTAGATATGGGAGACTTAGATGGTTCTCAAAATGTAAGAGTAATTATGAGATTTACTTCAGGTGTTGAGTACGGTATCGGTTCTGATATTGTTCTTTATACTCCTGCCTAATTACTAAATAAATAAACAAGAGGGGTAGGTAAGTCCATATAAGACCTGCCTATCCCTTTTTTAATTAACTCAAAAAACATAAAAACATATGGCTTGTGCATTAACATCAGGAAGAGCATTACCTTGTAAGTCAGCAGTTGGTGGTTTAAAAACCGTTTACTTTGCTGATTACGGTACTCTAGGAGCTGCAACCATCACAGCAGGAGAAATAACTGTATTAGCAGGTACTCCAGAGTGGTTTCAGTTTGATATAAAAGGAAACTCTAGTTTAGAAACTACTGTAAACTCTTCAAGAGAGAATGGTACTACTTTCTATGAGCAAACATTAAACTTGACATTGACTTACTTAGATAAGGCAACTCAAGAAGAAATTAAATTATTAGCTGCAGGTAGACCACACGTTGCTATTGAGGATTACAATGGTAATTTCTTTTTAGTAGGTTTGGAACACGGAGCTGAGGTAACAGGCGGAACTATTGCTAGTGGTGCTGCAATGGGAGACCTAAGTGGTTTCACTTTGACATTTGCTGCTCAAGAGACTGCTCCTGCTTACTTTGTTACTCCTTCAGTAATTACAGGAGACGCATCTGCAACACAGATTAATCCTACTGCATAATTTAGTTAAAAATTTAGTTACAAACTTAGTTACAACTTGACCCTTCCTTAATTGGAGGGGTTTTTTGTTTTATAATACAAAAAGTCATAATTATATCGTTATATATATATGAAGAAGCTAACTACAAGCACAGACCCTCAGACCATACAGATAATCCCTAGAGATTATATAGACGTAGCTACTTTAGTTTTAAGAGATGACAGTACAAATACATCAGTAATCAAGGAGGTAGAAATAACTACTGCAAATGGTTATTCTAGTATTACTACTGATTTTGAATTAAAAGAAGGTAGGTTTTATGACTTGCAGTTACAGAATGATGCTAACCTATGGAATACTAACCTAGACCAATGGCAATTAGCTAACTATAATTGGGAGGATTCATTACCTAATGATGTTTACTATAAAGATAAGATATTCTGTACAGACCAACGTATAAACCAAGAATTGAGAGAATACTACGCTTTAAACACAGGTCAGTTTGTTACTGAAGAGAGTTACGATAATGATTACATTATAATATGAAAAGAAGAAATAATATAGTTAATTCTATAAGTAAAAATGTACAGAATAAGGTACATAATGATGTAAGGGTTGTTAATTTAAGCAACTATACATCTCCTAAGGTATCAGAAGTTAGAGGGAAAGATTATGTGTCTTATGGTGCAGATAATAACTACTATCAGTTTCTTATAGACAGATATAATGGTTCTCCTACTAATAATGCTATTATTAATGGTATCTCAGAGATGATTTATGGTAAAGGCTTAGATGCTACTGATTCTAGTAGAAAGCCTGACCAATATGCACAAATGAAAACCTTATTTAGTAAGGACTGTACTAGAAAGCTAGTATATGACCTTAAATTAATGGGAGGTTGTGCTATGCAAGTAATCTATTCTAAGGATAGGTCTAAGATTGTTCAGGTAGAACATATGCCTGTAGAGACTATTAGAGCAGAGAAGTGCAATGAAGATGGAGATATAGAGGCTTACTATTACTTTAAGGATTGGGCTAAGATAAAGCCTTCTGATGAGCCACAGAGAATACCTGCATTTGGTTATTCTAAAGAAGCTATTGAGATATTATTTGTAAAGCCTTACAGAGCAGGATTCTATTACTACTCTCCAGTAGACTATCAAGGAGGTTTACAGTACGCTGAGTTAGAAGAAGAGATTTCTAACTACCACCTAAACAATATAATGAATGGTCTTGCACCTTCTATGTTAATTAACTTTAACAATGGTGTACCTAATGAAGAGGAGAGACAACTTATAGAAAATAAAATACAGCAGAAGTTTGCAGGTTCTAGCAACTCAGGGAAGTTTATACTTTCTTTTAATGACAACGCAGAGACTGCTGCTAGTATTGAGCCAGTACAATTATCAGATGCACACCAACAATACCAATTCTTATCTGATGAGAGTTCTAAGAAAATAATGGTATCTCATAGGGTTGTAAGTCCTATGCTTTTGGGTATTAAAGACTCATCAGGATTAGGAAACAACGCAGAGGAGATAGAGACTGCATCTACCTTAATGGATAACACCGTTATAAGACCATTTCAGACACTTTTAATAGATGCCTTTGACCAAGTACTAGCTTTTAATAATATCTCTTTAAATCTATACTTTAAGACCTTACAGCCGTTAGAGTTTACAGACTTAGATAACGTAGTAGATAAAGATACTAGAGAAGAAGAAACAGGAGTAAAGATGCAATCTGACATAAAGATGTCTAGTGATAAACCTAAGGTAGATGATGGCTTTGCAGACTTTATGGTAGACTTTGGAGAGGATGAGAATCTTGATGAGTGGGAACTTGTAGATGAGAGACCTGTAGACTATGATACAGAGGAAAGTTTAGATAAAATGATTGGACTTGCTTCTACTGGTTCTGCTAGACCTAACGCTAAGAGTGAGCAAGATGGCGAGGTAGACAATCTAAGATTTAAAGTAAGATACCAATACGCACCATTACAAACTACTCAAAAAGATGGTAAGAATGTATCTAGAGAGTTCTGTAAAAAAATGGTAGCTGCTAAAAAGATTTATAGAAAAGAAGATGTACAACAAATGTCTCAAAGAGCAGTCAATGCAGGATGGGGTAAAGGCGGTGCTGATACTTATGATATTTGGCTTTATAAAGGCGGTGGAGATTGTCATCATTTTTGGATGAGAAAGACTTATATGGCTAAGGGTGTAAATCCTGATACTTCTAATCCTAATGCAGAGATTAGTGTAAACCAAGCAAAAAAAGATGGATTCACTCCTGAGGTAAACGACAAGAAAGTGGCTAAAAGACCTACTGATATGCCGAATAACGGATTTGTAAAAAAGAGATAGATGGCAACAGCATTATTTATAACAAGAACTGACCTAGTAAGAAACAGCATCCTAGATGGGAATGTAGATACTGATAAGTTTATACAATTTATTAAGATTGCACAAGAGATACACGTTAAGAATTATCTAGGGTCTAAACTATATGATAAAATATCTGCAGAAATACTAGCAGGTACTTTATTGGGAGATTATTTAGACTTAGTAAATACTTATGTACAGCCAATGCTTATTCATTATGCTATGGTAGATTACTTGCCGTTTGCTGCTTACTCTGTAAAAAATGGTGGTGTATATAAACACACATCAGAAAACGCAGAGACAGTATCTAAAGATGAGGTAGACTATTTAGTAAATAAAGAAAGAAACATAGCAGAATACTACACAAGAAGATTTATAGACTATATGGCGTTTAACCAATCTTTGTTTCCTGAGTATACAAGTAATATCAATGATGATATACATCCTGACAGAGATGCAACTTTTAATGGATGGGTGCTATAAAATACAAACCGAAACAACAGAACATAGTAAAATTAAAGAACTATCTAAACAAAATAAATAAGGATGGCAACATTAGAAGGAAAAAAAATTAAAGACACCTTTAAGTCTCTGTTAAAGGTAAACAATAATGGAGAGTTAAACGAGACACTTCAAGAGATTACTGATGGAGATGGTAATGGCTCAGGAGTTCTTATTAATAATACAGGAGATGTAAGAGTACAAGGTACTTTAGAGTTTGCTAACTTAAAAGACTCAGGAGAAGATATTACTATTAGTAAGTTAGTAGATGAAGCAGATGGTATTGCTAATAATGACAATGATACTTCTATTCCTACTACTGCAGCAGTTAAAGACTATGTAGACACTAACGTAACTGCTCAAGACTTAGACTTCGCAGGAGATAGTGGTACTGGTGCTGTAGACTTAGACTCTCAGTCATTAAATCTAGTAGGTACAAATGGTGTTGTAACGTCTGCTAGTGGGCAGACTATTACTATTGACACTTCTAGCTTAGATAGTAGATTAACTACAGCAGAAGCAGACATAGACACTAACACGGCTGATATAGCAACTGAAGAAGCTGCTCGTATTGCCGCTGATAATACTTTACAATCAAACATTGACTCTGAGGAGGCTGCTAGAATATCTGCTGACAACACACTACAAGCAAATATTAACACAGAAGCTACAACAAGAGCAACAGCTGATACTACACTACAGAATAACATAGACGCAGAGGCTGCTACAAGGCTTTCTAACGACACTACGCTACAATCTAATATAGATACAGAGGAAGCGGCTAGAATCGCAGCAGATAACACCCTACAGTCTAATATAGATAGTGAAGCTGCTACTAGATTAGCAAATGATACTACTTTACAAGGTAACATAGATGCAGAAGAAACTGCTAGAATAGCTGCTGATAGTAACTTACAGTCTCAAGTAACTTCTAATGATGGAGACATTACTGCTTTAGATGGTAGATTAACAACTGCTGAGACAAACATATCTAGCAATGATACAGACATATCTAACTTACAAAGTAGTAAGCAAGATATAAGCGAGAAAGGTCAAGCAAACGGATATGCACCATTAGATAGTGGAGCTAAAATATCTGAGGCTTACTTACCAGACTCTATTGTAGGACAATTAGAATATCAAGGTACTTGGGATGCAAGCACAGATACTCCTACATTGCCTGCTGCTTCAACAGTAAAAGGACATTACTATGTAACTTCTGTTGGTGGTACTTATGAGACTATTGATTATGCTATTGGGGATTGGGTAATTTCTAACGGTACTGC